AAAGCTCTTTCCGGGCTCCACAAGAACCAAATTAAAAATCCTAGGGATATTAATACCCACAGAGGCCACACCATAAGTCGCCACAATAATCTTATTATCAGCTGTTGTAATTTCATCATATTCATCTTTGCGGTCTTTTGATTTCATTGCACCTGACACAAATACGCTATCTGGAATACGTTCAACTAACATTTTACCAGATGCGATACGATCTACCAATACAAGTGTGTTGCCACCTAAACTGATAGCATTGATAGTTTTAGCTAACTCATCCATCCTGCGTTCATTGCTGGTCAGATATGTTAATTCTTCTTGATAAGTTTTGTACTCCACCTTGTCTTCAAACTGCAATACCTTGACATGACATTGCGACAGTACACCAATGTCTTGTAATTCGCTTGCTTGTAATCTATGCAATACTGATCCAAGACTTGCAAGTAAGCTAACATATTCATGTTCTTCTTTAGGAATAGTTCCTGTGAGTCCCCAACGTATGGGCACATTTGCAAAAGGACCTGTAAGCATTGTTTTAAGCACATCAGCTTTGGCCATGTGAACTTCATCTACAATGACCGCAATCAGGTCATCTACAATTGCATCTATGCCTATGTCACTGGTGCCTTCTTTGCTTTTCTTTATTAAAGAATTAATGCTTTGCCATGTTGCAATAGTATGCGTGTGGCCAAGATCTTTTTCATCGCCAAAGTAAACTCCAACATCAAGTTGCATATTAACATAATCAGCATGGGTTTGTCTAACTAAATCTTTGTTAGGAACAATAACAAGTGTCTTTCCATACTGCTCGCAGGTCAAACTCAAGGCCGCTGTCATTAATGTTTTGCCAGCACCAGTTGCAATTTCCTGGACGCCATGTGGATTAGCAAGATAACGGTTGATACACTCTACTTGATAATCACGTATCTTGATTGGCTGACCTTCTGCTGGATGCCCTTTGGGCCAAAGTATGTGACCGAACGTGTCCTCGGTAACTTCTGTAAAATTGAAATTATGTTGTATGCGTTTGTCTTCTATTTCAATTTGCCAACCTTCCTCATCAAGAATAGGCAACACTCTGTCAAGCAAATTCAAATACGTTGAACCAGCAGTACTAAAGAAACTTATCTTTCCATCCCATCGGCCAAGCCTAAATGCCGGTACATGATATGCGTACGGCAATTGATATTTTAATTTTGCCTCACAGCGTCTGCGAGTACTTGCATCAAGGTCGTGAAACTTGACATTGACTTCATCACGTATTTCTAATCTTGTAATTCCAGGCATAGTCTATTATAGCAGAGGCAAGCATATATGTCTAATCGCATATTGCCAAAGTAGATATCTTTTATTAGTGTAGGGACTAATACTTAGTATAAAACCGCTGGTTTTTAAAAAGCAATTTTGCCATAATGCGGTCAAAAGAAAAGGCTCCTAAGAGCCCTCTCCCCACCGACACCATCCACGCAAATAGTCAGCAGTCGGTGTTAACGGTAACTATCAAAATTCACGCTTCATAACTGTAGTTTCTGCAAGACGCTTCCACTTGTCGCTGTTAGGACCACACATCTTTTTCAAGTCTGCAATCTTGATAACTGTACGCAAACTCAATTCACGCAATTTGTCTTTGTTGGCATCTACATACTCGTACAATTCTTGTTTAGCACCTTCTTCAAACTCGTAGTGATCCAACATACCATCCATCATGATTTGTTTGATACGCAACATTTTGTCACGAGTAGTATTCAGTGTCAAGTCAAGATAGTGACAACGTGACTCCAAGGCACCCAGGTGATCTTTTAGTTTTGCAGATTTGACATTTTCAAACTTGATGTTGGTAATGAAGATTGCACTACCTTTGAACTCGAAACGATCTGGTACACCTTCATTACGAAGCATACGACTATCTGTGTTCCAACTAATTGTACGTTTCTTAGAACTGTCTAATGCGGCTTTGAGAATGTTGAGTGACAGCTCATCCATTAAAACAGAGTCACAGTCATCAAACACCAACACATTGCCTTCATCTGACAGATTGTACAATTTGCAATACAAACCAATTGCACTCATTGCACCTTTGACCACTTCATAGCGTGGACGACGTCCACCAATTTTATCAAACATAGCGGCTTTTTCAAGCACTTTCTCAACGCCAAAGCTCTTACCTACTCCAGGTGGGCCAACAACAATCATAGCACGAACTGTTCCGTCAACTGCACCTTCTGTCATTTCTTCTAAGATATCAAAACGCTCACGAATACGCTCAATGGCTTGTTCATCTGTTTCCACAGTTTTTACCTTTTTTGTTGGAATATTGTAATTAGCCTCAATGCTGGTTGTTGCACAGTCAGCGGCACTGGCTGGCTCAACATCTCTCATGCCGTTGACTTTGACACGAACTTCACGTCCAGCAAACTCGCCCAAACTCTCATCTGCTAGCACGGTGACATAGCCACCTTTGGTGCCTTCTTTGTAGTCAGCAATGAGCTGAAAAGTTTGATTGCTAATGTTGAAATTACGATAAGAACCGTTTTTGATTGTGATATATGCTGACATTTGTTTTCCTTTGCGTGGATGAATTAACTAAACAATAACTCTATTATGCTACAAAACTGCTGGGCTGTCAACTGTTTTTAAGACCTGTTGCGTAAAAACTACGCCACCAAATGCCTGTTTGTAAGTTTCTGCCGTTGCTTTAATGTAAAATTGCATTACTTTACCGGTTTTTGTAACTAGTGTGTATTGCATTTTGCACCTTTTTACTGTTTAAGCCACTATTATACTGGGTTTTGAGCCTATTGTCAACAATTTTTTGTTGTATTTTAGCCACAAAAAAACGTTATAAATCATGGACTTATAACGCCAAAAATTGCTTAATTTTTAAGCAGATTCAGTTTAATTCTGCATCTTCCATTCCGGCTACACGAAGCTTGATCACATTGCTCAATTGCCATTGTTTGATATCAATGCCTTTTATAAGCCCAAGATATTTGTTGCGTACCAGTGCAAACTCGTTCACAATACTATCCATGTCTGACACTTCAGGTTCACCATCCACATATTTTTCTGCATCACGACTTGTTAATGCTCTATTGTAATGCTCAGTGAATTGCCTAAATTTTAGACTACGAAGTTTACGCAATTCTATGTTGAGATGCTCTAGTATTGCTTCTATCTCTTGCAATTGATTAAAACGATACTCTGTGATGCCCGGCATGTCTCTACTGGCACGTTCCAGACTGCCAGTCATTTTCAATTCAGCACGGGCTTCGGCCAGTTGATTTTCAAAGTAGGCAATGCAATCAGGTAGACTGCTGATATCTTTTGCAACCTTCCTGTACCATTGACTCATCAATATTCCTCGTCGTCTAAATCTTCTTCAATTTCATCATCACCTAATATTTCAGCAAAGGCTGAATCAAGTGCACTATCAGATCCTGTTGCATCTTCTCTTGCCGCTTCAATATCTAAGAAATCACTTGCGGCCTGTAAGAAAGCCAGAGCCGCATCAGCTCGTTCTTTTTTGTCAATATAAGGTTTGAGTGCCAGCCATATCTGGACTAACATTTCTCCGGAATCATTCATTGTCATATACTCTCCAAAAGTTACAGCGATACTTAGTCGTATCTTATATTTTATCTTGCCATTTTGCCTAGATACTCGTCATTGTGTATCCACTTGTCTTTGACTAAGAATCCCCATTCACGTTTTTGAGGTCCAGGCACGAACAAAGTCCATGCCTCTACAGCCGGGTCTAGTTCAATACGATGATAACTGCTGGCACTACAAAATCTAAAGTGCCCTGGTTGTCGCCAGTGTGCTATTTCTCCAAACTTTTTTCCGTCTCGATCGAACTGCGGAATCCATTCATAGTATCCGCCTCGCAAGATCAATGTAAAGTATGGCCATGGATGATCATGTACGTCATCTGGATCGCTTTTACAAAACTTGTGTACAAAGATGTTAAATGGAAACCAAGTGCGATCTTTTAAAAACACATAATATCGTTCCAACAAAGGTTCATTATTTTGTCTATCCATAATGATCCGGTGTCTGCCCAGTTGTTGCATTAGTCTTTTAATCATAATATATTATAACACAAAACTTTATCAAAACAAAGAGTATGATTTGCCAATATTGCAAGGGCCTGGCCCTTGCAATTGATTACTCTTCAGCGACAGCGGCGTCTTCTTCGCCATTGGGGCTAATAGCACCTTGGTATGCTAGGTCAGTGCCACGAGCAACAACATCAGCCATGATCTTGTCAAGGATTTCATCCGTGTAGCCTTTACGGAACTCTTTGATGATCTCACCATCCAATGTGGTATAGGTCAGCTTGTTGCCTTCCTTTTTGAGCCAGCCACGTGCTTCAAACAAGTCAACTAAACCGCTGTAAGGATCCATGCCTGTTGTGTAAGGAATTTCAACCTGTACGCTTTCAAACGGCTTAGCGTAACGAGTCTTCATAATCTTACATGCGGCACGAATACCATGCACCTGACTGGTCTTGTTTCCGTCAGCGTCAGTTTTAAGTTTGAGCTTTTTCATAGCAACAACCATACTACTTGCGTAAACAAAACCACTACCACCAGTGATCTTGTCATCTGGATCAAACATATCTTGACTTGCGTATGTGTGGTTGGTAACAACCAAGCCCACTGGATGTGGAGCAATACGATTAACAGTATTCTTGATCAGTGCTGTCAGGGCCTTGGCCTTACGACCCATGTCACCTTTCATATCACCAGCTTCAAACTGATTAATGTCAGTTGGAGTCAACAACATACCAACAGAGTCAATGATGAATAAGACCTTTTGCTGTTCTTCGTACGGAAGATCAGAGTAAGCGTCTTTGTACTCTTTCATGAATTCAGAAATGAACTTGGCCACTTCGTCAATCATGGACACGCCAAACCGCATCAACTTGTCTGGAGCGGTATCAATGCCTAGGGCTTTTAACCAGTCCTCGTCCAGTGCGTTTTCGCTGTCTAAAATCACAGGAAGAATACCTTGTGCCTGTGCGTTCTTTACAAGGTTACCGGAGCAGATATAACTTTTACCTGCACCAGATTCTCCGGCAAACATTGTTACTTTACCCAATGGCACACCACGACCAAAGTCGCCGGTCATCAAATAGTTAAGTGTATGATTGCCTGTACTGATCCAATCTCTTGGATCGTTAAAGCCAGAACTCATTGCTGGAATGGCTTTAGTCAAGTTTTTACGAAACTTGGAAACGTCAAATGCTTTTCCCATAATAATCCTTTGGTAGAAAAAAGAAGGTGAGTTCTCTCACCTTCTTGTCAACAATTAAGTTGTGCTACGATTGCGAATCATTTTTAGGATATCGTCAACGCTGGGTTTAGCATCACCTGATGCGGCTGGCGCTGGTGTGCTTGCTTGAACAGGAGCAGGCGGTGCTACTGGTGCGGATTTGGCAACTGGTGCCGGAGTATCTTCATCAATATCAGGAGTTGCAACCGATGCAGATGCTCCGGAGATTTGAACGCCACTTGGACGATAGAACTTGCTCCATTTGTCTGCATCATACAATTGACCATCAACTGATGCTTCAAACATTTCCATGATAGCACGTACTTCATCTACACCTGGACGCTTGGGCATGAAGTCGTTCAAATTAAATAAGCCATGAGTTGCAATTGCTTGCAATTCTGTTTCATTTAAACTACGTTCTTTACGTGCCCAACCACTGGTTGAGTAGTCAGCATAGCCACCTTTTTGTGTCTTGTTAAGACGGAAGTCTGTACCACGTTGGTAGTCAGTTGGCAATTCTTCCATGTCGGGATCCATCAGCGCCTGTTTGATCAAGGTAAAGATCTGTGGACTGATAATAAATCTACGAATTGGATTTTCCGGCGTAGTTTGTTCTTCCATTGGACTGTTTACAACAAAGCCTTGGAATACATAACTGCGTTTTTTCCAGTACTTGCGTCCAAGTGTTTCCATGTTTGGATCTTTAAACCAAGGACGGATTGTTGCATGTACCGGGCATGTCTCGCCCCACATTTCAACGCAAGGTACCTGTACTACAACCTTTTTAGATTCATCTTGTCCCTTGACGCCTGGAAACTCAATACGAATCATTTGACGTTCACGCCAAAAGAAAGTATTGCTGTCATCTCCGTCTGGGAGAAAGCGCATTGTTGCTGATGAACCTTCGGGGATATTCCAGTGTGCGTAAATTGCGTTATCGCCAGTACTTTGATTAGTACCACCGGATTTTTGTGCTTGCTCGGCTAAGCGAGCGCGGATTTCTGCTAATGATGCCATGATGTTTTTCCTTTATATGAGCCATTGTTAGTGTTTTTAGTCTCTAGTGAGCCAAATAACACATGCTTGAATTGTCTTGCATGTGTTGTATTATACTTATGATTGCTATCAAAAAGCAATAGCCAAATCAATCTATTTCTGCCATTTTGGACAAATGAGCCTTGTAGTGCAAAATTGATAAATATTCCAAAGCCCAACTTTTGGGTGCAAAAGGACTAAAACATGACAGCTCGCAAATTTTATGCTTCTCACTTAAACGATGCAACACCAGATGATTACACTGGTCACACAGGTGAAATTACCTACAGAGATGGATACCTATACTATCACGATGGCGAAACCGCCGGTGGTGAAGTTATTGGAGGTGGTGGCAGTGGTGGACCTACTAGCTGGTCAACTGTAACCGGAAAGCCCAGCTTTGCCGCTGTTGCTACAAGTGGTGCTTATGCAGACTTAACTGGTAAGCCAGCATTATTCAGCGGATCTTACGTAGATTTAACCGGTAAGCCAAACTTTGCTACAGTAGCAACAAGCGGTAGCTACGTAGATTTAACAAATAAACCTAGTCTTTTTAGTGGTGCCTACGCAGACCTAACAGGTAAACCAACATTAGCTACTGTTGCGACCAGTGGCAGTTACAACGATTTAAGCAATAAGCCAATATTAACAACTGGCCCTAAAGGTGACACAGGCGCACAGGGACCGCAAGGAGACACAGGCGCACAGGGACCTGCTGGTAATGATGGAGCCACAGGCGCCAAAGGAGATACAGGTGAGCCAGGAGCCGCAGGCGCAGATGGAAATCCAGGGGTAGGTGTTCCTACAGGCGGTACAGTAGGACAAGTTCTTGCCAAAGTCGACAACACTGAT